CATATCGTCCTGGAAGATCAGTTCCGTAGCGATGTTGTCCGCAGCGAGGATGGCCGAAGCGGATGCGGTCTGTTTGTCTGTGGCCCCCCCTTCCTTGAGACGTTCGTAGTAGTTCTTCTGGATTTCGATCAGCTTGGAGAGGTTCTGCTTCTCTTTGAGCCACTTTATAAACTCCTTGCCGGCGTGACCATAGTTCTTGCTGACCACGTCGCAGATCCCCACCAGATCGGAGTACATCGGACCGGGCGCTTCGATTTCGATAACACGGTTCATCGCACCGCCCCCAGAAAGGTCTCGGACGATGGGATGCTCTCCGTTCGACAGGATCACGTTCCGCCACTTTAACTGCTTGCGGAGTCCTCCAGAAGCCTTTCCTTGCGCTTTTGAGACCCCTTCGCACAGCTGGTAGATGATATCATCGAAATCGGTTTTGCCCTGTGACGCCTGAATCTGAAGCTCGTCAAGGCATAATGGGAGATTATTGAGGAATGCCGCCTTGGTTTCCTGTGCGTAGCGGGTCCCGTTGAACGTGGTCACATATTCACCCAACTCCGGATTGGCCCACACCGAAGCGGCCAGCATCAGAGCGACCGTCTTGCCGTTCTCTGTGCCGCCCCAGGCGTGAACCATGAACGGCAGCAGTCCGCACGGCTTCAGGATCACACTCGCAAAGGACGCGGCAATGTAGATCCTCGCAGCGGTCTTCTCGGCACGGACCTTTCGGATGGCGGTCTTCCACGTCTCATAGTTGCCCTTGTGCGAGACGGAATTGAACATTCCGCCGAAATCTTCTTCCCCGTCGAAGCGCACCGACTCCACATATGGTGAGAACTCGCCGGCGTCACCAATCCAGCCCAGACGCGTTACGGAACGTCTCTCTTCAATCTGAGCGTAGTTGTACTGCTCGATGTCGAATATGTATGCGGAGAGGTATTTGGCGTTTCTGGGATTCACCACGATTCCGTATTTGGCCAACTTCGTGATGTTGTTGGCGATATCGTCTTTGCTGACCACAATAGTCCGTTCGAATTGTTTCTGACCGCCGGCGTACTTGCAGTACCACAGACCCAGAAGCTCTTCGCCTGTGTCCACGTTGATGTAACGGCACACCGGTACAATCGGATGTGGGCAAACCTTAATGGGAAAGCCGTAGTTGTCTGTCAGCTGGACTCCGTCCGTGTCGCAGATGTAGTTTCCGGTCTGGAACTCCGCTTTCCCGTCTGGAAGGTCAAGTTCGCTCACGTTCCCGGTCTGCTCCTCGCCGGTTCCGGTCTTAGACCGCTGGTATGCTTTCCACATCGCCACGAACGATCTGAGTCCGACCGCCTGGGCTTGGATCTTCATCCGTTGCATTATCTGAGTCTGCATGAACGGATCTTCCACGTTCCACAGAAAATCAAACGGTTCCGTCCCGCCTAGGTAGTCATCTAGTGTATACTGGGGCAAATCAATTACTTCGGTCGCCAACGGATCACCTCCTTTCTATTGAATTCTGTTATTGGGACGCGCTTATAGTCACACCCACATTGTCATGCTCCCACTCATCCAAATCCACGCCGATATCTTTCAGGAGCCTGTCGGTTATGTACCGCATATCACTGTTCGACATGGAATAGTGTTTTCTTAGGTCTGCGTTGACCTTTTCGTAGTTTACATAAAATCGTTTCAGCCGGTCCTTTCCGAATCCGAATGTGTCATGCAGCACCCACAGGATCACACTCGTTTCGTCTCGGAAGAACCGCTCCGTGGACAGGTGCAGTTCGTTGTTGACCTGTCTGTAAATCTCACGCCGTGCCGCTCGGAACTCCGGTGTCTGTTTCGCTGCGGCTCGGTTCAGTCGGTTTCGTGCGCCTTTGCCCATTATAAACTGATCACCTCCATGTGGTCGCAAACTCCATCCGGAAGCACCTCTTCTTCATCGTGGTACATACCTAATTCCAGTTTTGAATACGCCGGAAGGTTTAACCATTCCGTTATCCCCTTGATGCAGTTTTCATGATACGCGGGAAATACGCATTGGTTGCTTCCGTATTCGTATGCACATATTCCGTGGCAATATTCTCCATTGCCGCACCGGTCGAACAGGTAAAATGCAAGTTGTTCGTTTGTCAAAGACCGTATTTTGTCAGCATATACCATTCAAGCGTCCCCCATACTTCACTTCAATCTCGGATCGGCTGCTCTGGTGATTTCGTAATCAATCGACGTAATCGATTCGAATGGGGAAATCCTGGCCGAAATATAAATTTCTCTTGTGTGTTCTGGGTCTGACCCAACCATCTCAGCATCGTCAACGATCCGCTGTCCAACCGTTTTGAGATGTGCAACGAGTGATTCTTTATCCATTGCTGGCGAGCGACTTATGCATGATGTTTTTGTCTCTTCCACTTATGACTGCCTCCTTTCTATTTCTACAATAGCCGCGAAGAACGGGTAGAACTGCTGTGGAACTACCGCGTTTCCAAGGCATTTAATTCGGTCCACCCGATTGGGTATCCCATCAACCACTCGACCCACTCCGGGTTCATCCGGCCAATTATCCCAAGCGGAGTGACTTCCAGAAACGACCTCAGTAGACCGTCGTACCCTCGGCTCTCTATCTCTCTCTCTCTCTCTCTACTTGAACAGTCTGTGAACGAGGCGTCGTCCACCACCTTGTCGATATGCCGCCCTTGTAATCGGTCTGCGTCGGGGTCGGAATGAGTTTTGTGAACTGCTGTTCGTATCCCATCAGCCACTCCAGTAAGCCGGGATTTGTCTTGCCGCCGTTCCCTTGGCTGAGCTGCCGGCGTTCCTCTTCGGTGATCAGACCTTTGTCCCGCATCGCTTGCAGTGTTTTGAAGCTCCCGGTCCCCCCGCAGAGTGCCGCCCCAGTTGAGGGCGTGGGCCAGAATTGCGACCCTATCCCTTCTGTGCGGGGCATCGACGCCACAAGCCGGTATAACAAACGTCTGGACTTCGTAGCCTTCTGCTTCCAAGTCAGATAGCACCGTGTCGAGTGCCAGACTGACGATTCCAGGCACATTCTCACCAACGACCCAAGTTGGCTTGAGTTCTCGTATGACTCTAAGCATTTCAGGCCAGAGGTAACGGTCATCCTCCTTGCCTCTTCGTTTCCCGGCCTGACTGAACGGTTGGCATGGGAAACCTCCTGAAATAATGTCAACTGTTCGTAATCCTGTCCGTCTATAAAAATCATCCCCCGTTAACGTACGGATGTCTCTCCATTTTGGGACAGTCGGCCAATGCTGCTGCAGGATCGCATACGGATAGTCTGCATATTCACATTGACCAACCGTCTCGATTCCTGCCATCTCAGCCGCAATATCAAGTCCTCCAATACCGGAGAACAGCGATAGATGAGTCAGGCGTTTCAATTCATCCTCCGTTCAAATTCAGCCAACTCCGATTCGGTCTGGCTCAGTACCTGTGCAGCCCAGTCAATCTTCTTGACAGCTTCGACCCATTCCGCGTCTGGAGCGTCCAGAGGGCCGTCAGGAGCCATTTCAGACACGATCCTGTCCAGACGTACCCACTCGGTCAAGGCTTTGTCATATGCAATCTGGAGCCGCTCCAGTTCACGTTCCTTCCGTTCCCGCTCCAGCCGGCGCAGTCTCGCTTTCCGTTCCAGCGCGGTCTGCTCTGCTCTGGTTGCCTCTCGGCCAATCGGCAGACCTAGACCAAACTGATCATTCAGAATCTGCTCCGCTCCGGAGAGGTCCGTCCCGCAATAGAGCATCACGAAATCCAATATGGTACCGCCGGCACCGCAGACGTAGCAATGGAACGACCGGTCTCGGACTACCATGTTTCGATCCTTCCCGTGGTGGAGCGGACACGGTATGCGTCCGCTCCGGGGAACATCGAAGCCGAATCGTGACAAAACGTCACGCATTGTCAGGCGGGACTTAATTTCAGCCGCACAGTTCATTTCTTTATCAGTGCCTCCATATACACTCCGCAGAGGTAAATCGTGTCATCGTCATCGAATCCATTTCGGAGCAACGCGTCCCGCATCAGACCGATGATCTCCGCAAGGGAGCCGACCGCATTTATCAGGTCCTGAAGATGATCCTCATCCATTCGGGTCACCTCCAAGCAGCTCGATGATTCTTGAGCCAGTTTCGGATTTGTCGCAGAACTCAAAGGATACATCATACTTCAAGGTGTTACACTGCATAGCGGAGAGAATCTTGAAGAGTCGTTCCCCGCTGACCGCCATTGGTGACTCTTTCAACCGAGGGTTAACCCACTCTAGCAAGTCCGCTAGGCAAGTGATGCCATCAGAATTTTCGCACAGTATGGTGATATGGATCCCATACTCTTTGGCGCGCTCCAGCTCTCTTGCAAACCGTGCATGGTCTTGGCAGACATTCTGTGTTAGTTCAAGAAGTCTCTTTCTGTCTATGCACAGTCTTGCATTATCCAGGCTCTGATAATCTCCGACATACATCTTGCTAATGAAGTACTTTACCCCAACACTATCAAAATGTTTAAGTATTGGCTTGATTGCCCTGTCTCGTTCGCGACTATCAACTTGAATCACCATATGCTACCGCCCCCTGACTGGTTCTGTGAAAGCCCTCTCAACATCCCACCCGGAGTCGAGCCGTGCTTGGACAGTTCCGTATATTGTTCCGGTTTTTCTTACCATATTAGCAAGCGTGTCTGTTTCGCCGAACACGGTGACAAGCCTGTTTGTTCTCCTGTTGTTTGCTTGCTCCGTAACGGTAGACCACTTGCAGTTTTCGGGGCAATAGTTTCCGTTGTTGTCGATTCTGTCAAGGCTTAATTCTTCTGAATAACCAGATGAAAACGCCCAATCGCGAAACGCAATAAATGAGTCAGCCCATTCTACACAAACAGAAATACCGCGTCCTCCGTACCTGTGATACAATTCGTAATTAGGATTGTTGCATCGTGTTTTCATGTTGGTATAAATTTCGTGCAATCGCTTCGGTTCGCACTTGTGCTTAGTGTTTGACAATCCAACCTGCTTCATAGCACATCGGTGGCATTGCGTTGCTGTGCCGTGTATTAAGGCATGAGATGTTGCTGTGTATTCGTTTCCGCAATCGCAGACGCATCTCCAGTGGCGTTCCTTGTGTGACCTGTCTGGCAATAACTCCACCACTTTAAGTTTACCAAACCTCTGGTCAATCAAATCGTATGCCATTAGAACGGCAGATCCCTATCGTTGCCGGTCAGCGCAGTTGGTTCCGAAGCGGCTCCATCCGAAGAGGTCTTGCCCTTTCCGTGCGGGAACTCCACGTTCTCAGCCATGAGCGTCCAGCCGGTCACCTCCACGCCGTCCTTGTTTGTGTACTTGTCCGATTCCATGCGACCCTGGATGTTGATGCCATCGCCCTTGTGGAAGTAGGTCTGGCAGAATACTGCACTCTTGCCAAACACACTGACCTTGAAGAAGTCGGTCTGCTTGTTCCCGTCCTTGTCCTTTCTGCGCCGATCCACGGCCACAGAGAAGTTGGTGTACTCCGTTCCGGCAGCGGACGTCTTCAGTTCGATGTCGTGGGTGATCCGTCCTGTGATGATGATACTGTTCAAATTCCATTCCTCCTGTTAAAATTCCGCGTCTAATTCTTCAATCGTGATAGGTTTCGTCAGCCGCTTCGTAGCACGGCAGTACGCGCACTTTTCGCACCGTTCCGGTTCGATCAGACCGCGTTTGATCGCATCAAATCTGGGCAGCTTCTGATACAGATACTCCATACAGGCGTCCCGCTCCGCTTTGGTGATCTCGACCAGGTACAGTGCCGGCGGGTCCTCTTTGGTGATGATGGCCAGATAGGTCGGCAGGTCGTTTCCTTCCAGTTCCGCGTAGATCGCCATTTGAATATCCCAGCCCCAATATAGGATCGGATTGAGCTTTCCCTCTCCGGCGCGGTACTTCGGCTCCATGTTCATGGTTGTTTTCAGATCGACGATCCGCTCACCTTTCCGATACACATCAAACTTGGCTTTGAACGGAATGCCCATGATCTCGCCGGTCACGATCTTCTGTTTCTGGCCGCGCATATACTCCATGAAGACAGGATCGCCCCTGGCTCGTTCGATCATTTCGTTTGCTCTGCGAAACGGTGCTTTCAGTTCTCCGGTTCTGGAATTGAATATCTCTGGATGTTCCAGATAGAAGTTGCCAAATGACTTCGGTCCCTCAAAGTTTGCATCTACATATGAACCGACTAGCAACGCTTCGCTCGGAGGTGGAACCCACTCTCCAGTCAACTCTGCCATCGTAGAGGCCTCGCACCGAAGCATACTTTTCACAAAGCTGGCCGACATATATCGCTGATTGGCCTCGTCGGAATAGTAATTCGACTTGGTCAAACGCAGCCGCTTCACTTCTTCTCCTCCACAGCCTTATTCGCACACGCCTCACACAGGCACCGGCCCATCTTCTTTTTGGAGTATTCCGCCCACTTCGAAGCGGACATCCCGAAGCACGGCTGGATGACCTGGCCGCACTGCTCACAAGCCACCGGCGCTTCGTCCTTGACCTTCTCGTCCCTGATCCGCAGTGCGTCCGTAACGGTTCCAAACGCTCTGACCTTCTCGGTGCCGATGCGGACCTTCGTGCCGACCCAGTTTTCGATATAGTCGGAGCCGGTGACCTTGGCGACCATCTTCAGGTTGGTCGTGTTCATGATCATGGGCTTTTCGTTTTCGGCCCAATAGCATACGGCACAGTCTTCCTTCTTGCCGTCTGAACCGATTACGGCCTCCATGCGGACCTCTTTAATCGTCAGGACAATGTCCGTGCCGTTGTCGAGCGAGTAAGCCCCAAGATAGTTAGGATTCGTAAGTTTCTTCCAGTGGGTAGCCATTCCATTTACCTCCTGTTGTTAATATTCTTGAACACTGCCGTCACGACCAGGAGCAGCATTTCAGCGCCAAGCGTGGCGAGTACTCCTGCCAGAAATGGATTGATATACATTGTTCGCATTCCTCCATTCAACTAAAATATTTATCAGCGTCTTCGGTTCCTTCCCAGTAGTCTTTGGTCCGGTCGTCAGATATGTCATTTTGCCACCATCCGATGCTGACCTCTCCGGTGATGGAGTTGGTCAGCACCTGGACGGTGCAGTTTGTATAGATTTCTTCCTGGTCAAAGAAAGGAACGTCTATTATAGGCTCATCCATTCCGTATCCTCCTCAAAGCATCCCGGCCTGTTTCATCCGGTGCCGCTGCTGATACGATGCCTCTTTAATCCGACACGCCTTGCACCGCCGATACGGTCCATCCAGATCCGCTCCGCATTCGGTACAGAGTCCGTTCCGATACCGTTCGAGACGGCGCTGGTGGATCCAGTTCCGGTTCCGTTCACGGTCGCGATCTGTCATCCTCACACCCCTCCACCGGGCTTTGGAGCCAGTGGAGCCAGCAGTTGTAACACGATCCTTCTCCACCCAACACACTATCGCAACGCTCATTTTCTACCCCCGGCGGACAGCCGGTGCACGCAACCCCGGCGATTTGCTCATTGCTCATGGAGCGAACGCTGTCGCCGTTAGTTTGGTTGTTTGTTACAGTATGGTAATTTGTCATGTCTACATACTGGTCAGACATGTCCGACATCCCGGTCAGAAAGTCAGCCATCCCCATCACCTCCCTCCGGCGGCTCTGGTAGCGGCATCCAATGGGTAACGGCTCGGTTCACAACAGTAATTCTGTCCTCAAATACCCAATCCTCATTAAGTATGTGCGCTGTATCAGTCCCTTGCATCCCATCATCAAATTGGAAAGCAACAATAACCTTACTCGATTTTTGTCCAAGTATACTAGGCCGGGTCTTTGGTAACCTCTCCGCCACGCTGATCCACATCTCCGGCACATCGTTCACGGCCTTCTCGATCCACGCCAGCTTCAGGCCGCCCTCTTTGTATCGCCGGTTGTATTCCTCCGTGAGAGATCGCATAATCTCAGATCTGATCACTAAATCATTCCGCATTTTCCGCTGCCTCCTTTGCTTTCTTCAGGGTCCAGTATTCCTTCTCGGTCCCATCCGGCCGGATCAGGAAGTATGTCGTGTGCATCCAGCTGCCGGACCGGTTGGCGTGCGGGATTGCCCGCTTCCTCGACTCGATCTTGAGCTCTGTGCCTTCCGCCACATATAGGAGCTCAGACTCTCCGTTGCTGTGGATTGTCTGGCACGCCTTTTCCCATTTCAGCATGACGCCGCCTCCTCCCACATCTCCGGAAACAGCTGTCTGGCCTGCTCCATGCTCAGCGGCACGCTGTCAAATTCCTCTCCTTCTACGCCGACAAACACGATGGTGCCCATCAGCGGCTCACCCACGAGCGTGCAGTTGTACGGCAGATCCAGGATCTTGCCTTCCTCGTTGCACATGATCAAGAGGTTCTGCGCCACCGGCAGCACTTCGATCATGCCGTCCACCAGAGACTGGAACGTCTTCAGCTCGTTCAGGCAGGACACCATGAAGGGCGGGTGTCCCGGGTGCTTCACCATGACGGTGATGATTGGTTTTTTCATGCGTCTCCCTCCTCCTTCTCCGCGCTGCTCATCAGCACATCCAGCGCCGTCGCCACGTCGCGGAAGGTCGTGGCCTTTTGCTCAAAGTCCCAGCAATCCTGGAGCATATCCTGCAGATATTGCGTCTCGTTCCTTGTCAGGACCAGCGCCCCGTTGATTGTTTTAGCCATTATTCGTTCTCCTTTCTGCTCTCTTCCGGACGATCTCCTTCCGGGCCCGGACATCGATCCGGGCGAAGCGTGTCCAGTACTCAAACATCAGATTGTTTGTGATCCACTCGGTGATGTGTCCGTCGCCGTCATAGGCGCCGCAGTTCCGGCAGCGCCAAGTGCCGCCGGTGCCGATGAAGCTGTACTTCCCGCACTCCCTGCACCGCACCAGTTCCTGATAATCAAAATACGCTCCGTCACATCCGAGGTCGGCATCCGGGACAATCCATTCTTTAGCCATTGTCAGCCCTCCCTCCACGGGTCAAGCATTTTGCCCAGTTCAAGCAGTTCCCGCCTGATCCGCAGTATGTCATTTTGTTTGCGGCAGTGGTTCTCCATTCCGCTCCAATAACCCTCCCCGGCATTTTTGATCTCCTCGTTCAGCCGGAGCATCAGCTCCACACAAAACTGGGACTGGGAGCGGATGCCGTCCGGGTCGTAGTTACCAACCATTGTCAATCCCTCCTCAACAACTTTGTCAGGTGTCTGCATATCCAGAACGCACACAGACACATCACTGCATAAGATAGGCGATCTTCGGAGCCTGTGTAAGTTCCGTGGAGCAAGAAAGCGGCGCTCATGCCAAGCAAGACAGCTTCAGCCACTGTCAGCACCGTCCTTTCGTTCGCCATCGGCGCAGAACCAATCGTCTGGTTGTACCTTGTTGTGATTGAGCGTACACACGTTGTAGCGCACGTTGTCACCGTCAACGAATCTGTGTTTGCACTCCCCACACCGCACCACCGGGACGGCATCAATAGTGGGAGCCTCAGCCAGAGCGCACATCGCGACATCTAACCCGCGTCTTTCATCGCTGGTATCATTTCGCCAGTCGACCCGCACACGATAAAGGTCTTCCAGGACTTCTTGATATGCATCCGCATCAATCAGCCGCATCGTGGTCACCTCCCATCGCCGCCTCGGCCTCCTCGCGGGTGAGGAAATAAACAAACGAGCCGTTATGTAATTGCCGAAGTATCCAGTCCACAGATGGTGCTTTTATCTCATGGATACTCTTTTTTATATCGCAAACATCCTCACACCCACTACAACCATAAGAGTCAGGGTACTTTTCTCCATTGTGGCACGGGTCATACCAGACTTTGTACACCGTATCCCCCACCTTGCACGGCAGGACGATCAGGCGGCCTTGTTCCTCTGCTTTGAATATCTCAAGCCAGTGTGCGTCAAAGCGTGCTTTTAACTCCGCTACCTCCTCCGGCTCCAGCCCCGTGTCTTTATATGCCGCAAGGCTTTCTTCCAACTTGGCAAAACATTCAGCGGTTGCCTGAGTGGAACAATACATCTGTTTCCCAAATAGCGTGAGTCTGGCGCGGCCATCCGCATCTCTATATGACAGCCTATCCATTGTCAGCACCTCCGTCCATCTTTGCCCCGCAGTTGGGGCAGTAGTTCAACTTATCGGAAATGCTTTGCTCAAATCCGCATTGTGAGCAAATGCCATACATAAACATCGGATTCGGTTCAATATCCGGGTATGCGTTGATCCACTCCCCATGCACCACCTCCACCACGTCGGCGGAGGGAAGGGCCATCAAACGTCTAACAGCACTGTCTCGTTCCTGTGCCTGTGTGGCATATCGCATATACACAGGCGAGTTGGTTGGGGTGTCATACACACGTTTCCGGGCGAGCGCTTGTAGCTCCGAAAACTCACTTATTGCCGCCTCCCGGCTGATATAGTCATTCATGCGCCCGCCTCCTTCCGTTTTCCTTGAGAGCAGAACCAACTGAAGTCAACGCTATGCGTATTCCAGTAATCGCAACTTCCGTCCCAATTGTTTCCGGGGTAGTTTGTTCGATCCGTGTTGCAGTAAACACAATCGGCACAGCGCACAACGGGAACAACATCGGCGGTGGGAAGACTCTCTATGTATCCGGACACGTCCTTGCCCGTCTTTCCAGCATATCGGGCAACGTGGATTGCATCGGTTTTAGAAATGTACTCAATCGCCATATTCTTCCTCCACTTCTTTCCGGAGCGATTCCATCAGATCCGGTCCCTTCAGCTTCGTGAGCATCCGGATCCAATCGCCACAAAAAAACGCCTCACAGTCCGCTACATCATCTTTCGCATTGACCCAGCGCAGTTCCGCATTGTAGTATCTCCTGTACTCAGGAGATTTTCGGATGCGCTTGGCTCGTTCAATCCTCCACATCCTTGCGTACTCTACGGCCCACAGCGCCTCGGCACGGTACGCCGGCTTGTGGCGCATTATGTAGGCGTTTTCGCTCTTGGTCCTGCGTAGAGGCAGTGCAAGCGTGAGCAGTTGCCACCGCTCCAAGTACCATTCGACTTTAGGCGGCTCTGGATGCTCCTTGAGATATCTGAGCGCCTTGCGGTAATCGTCCGCAGCCTGTGCCACGACCGCATTAGCCAGGTTCTGATACGGATCGCCCGTATCGGAAATGGCCGTTACGGAATCAGGCCCGCCTTTAGGCTCATGGTGGTATCTTTTGTCATAGGTCATTTTAGTCCTCCATATAATTCTCGGTCAGCACCCGGAACGACTGGATACAGTCCTCGCAGAACAGTTCCGTTCCGATGCTATAGCAGTGTTCCTCCAAAATGTGATCGCCGCAACCGTCACACACCGGGCATCTCTTTTCATATCGCTCCATCGCGGAGTACTCCAGAGCAAGTGCTGTCAAAATATCCATAGCCATCAGATCACCACCCCATTGCGCCGGCGATGAACTGCGCGAAGATGGTCAGGGCAAGCATGATCCCACCACCGCAGAGCGCTGCGTACAGGCACGGATACTCGTCCCACCACTCTGCGGGTTCTCCGACCACGTCCGTCACGGACTCAGTCCGAAGCGGAACATCTCCGTCCCACTTATCCGAATTGATTGCACCGAAGAGGTAACCGCAATCCATCTGCTCCCGAATGTGAGCGCGGTAGGCCTCTTCCTCTTCGGCCAGCTTTGCATTGATTGCTTCAATCCGCTTCGCCTCACGCCGGCCATTCAGCCTCTGGGACATCTCGATGCGGTTCATTTCAATCTGTGTCATTTTGTCCCTCCATAAATTTGATAAACGGTATTCTGGGAATTTTCGTTCTGCTCTTAACCACCACCACGGGAAACCCCAACCGGATTGGCGCGTTTCTCGCTTGCCACCGGATGATCTGCGGATCGCACTGAAGCACCTCCGCTATCTCCGCCGGCGTCAGGAACGCTTTGGTGGATTGTTTGATTTCTTGTAAGGTCATGTTTTATCGTCTCCTATTGCATTCGGAGACGGAACGTGTTATAATCCGAGTGTCGCCTAGGATTCACGTCCCGTGTCTCCTACTGCCGCCTGTACCGCTCCGGTATGGGCGGTTTTTCATTTATCACCAAGTCTGTGACGGCTGCGGCCCTTGTTGTATATGGCAAGGATTTCTTTCTCATAACCGTTGCCTCTCGGAACGGCCTTTCCGTTGCGAATGATCTGCGCTGGCTGGACTTTCTTCAACCTGTCAACAAGGTCAGTCCTCTTGAAGTGACCACCGTAATCTTTATAGAACCCGGTCAGCCCCTTCAACACCTGATTAGAAACAGCGTCCGCATCTCCGTACCACGCCTCTTTGATGGCGGTCAGCATATCGAGATACAGGTCATAGCCAAGCGTTCTATACGATCTTGCCAGCATCGCCGTTGCTTTGATTCTGGTCGGAGATTTGCGGTTGGTGAAGTCAACTACATACCCGTTCAATTCTGCGCCCTTGATCATGGCCAGAACATCTGGATCGTGCATACTCTGTCCGGCGCGCAGCTTGTCGTTTATGGAAACATCTTTGTCAAATCCGTTTTGTTTGCAGAACGCCAACGCTTCGTCAAGCCAAGTCATGCCGCGATATACTTTGCATAAGAGTGGCTTGTCCTCTTGCTTGTGGAGAGCCTTCCAGGCGGCAATTGAGTTTTGACCGTCAAAAACCCAGTACCTGCCATCCCGATAGGATACCTTCGGCTCGTTGAAGATGTCGCCGTCAAACTCCTTCACAATCTTTGCGACTCTTGGGTGGTCGATTGCCCTCTGGTAAGACCGGTCTACGTTAATCTGAGACGGGCGCAGCGGCCTGTACTCAAATTCGTGTCCCTTCGGATACCTCATGTTAATAAATCCCTCACTTTCGTAAATTCTGTGATCAAAGAGTCTGTGATGACCCTTGCAATCATCGGTCTGCTTTCTTCCGTTAGAACCGTGCTTCGTTCAGTCAATATGTTTCTGACTATCTGGACAAACTGCTCTGCGTTCATGCGAATGTCTTCGGCAAGGTCATCTGCTGTGTACTCTGGGCAGTTCTCGGTGTCATAAAGGCTTTCAATTGCCACCTTGACCTGATTGCGAACCTCCCGGTCTTCTTTTGTGTGCTCACGCTTTGATTTTGCCTGGGGATTTCTGATAGACTCAATTGCCTCGGATATTTCTTTCTCCGTGTCCAGTTTCCTAATCTTAGCCAAGTCTCCCTTTCTCGCCTTAACTGCACCGGAGAGCACTTCGCGTTTAAAATCCGGGTCCACAGATGCCGCTCTGTCGATTCCGCGACCGACCTCCACAGCCGTTCTCACTTCGCTCTCTGTAATGTCGTGCTCGTTTGCCAGTTCCGCCCGGATTTGGTTGGCTTTTGGGTTGTTTGAGCGAAATTGGTGAGTTTCGCCATTTTCACTTTTCTTCGCCTGAACGTACTGATTATTGGTTCCCTGTGTCTTCTTTCTCGCATCATGTTCTTCTTGGAGAAGTTTCATGCGCTGGATCTCGCTCACGTTGCGCTTATGGAGTTGGTTGGAACATATCCACGCAATGCACTCCCATCTGTCCGCAAAACTCTTGCGATCAATCGTAAACCTGTGTTCGAGTGTTTCCCAGTTCTCGCAGATGACGCGCCAGCGGTGATGCCCGTCAAGAATAGTGTTTTCCTCATCCCAAACCACAAGTGGGTCCCTCACATACCCGTCGCGGAGAATGTCTCTTTTGAGGCCCTCAAACTCATCGTCTGACATTGCCGGAACTTTATCCCGGAACTCTGGGTCAATTTTCAAACTTACCATTGTTTTCACCTCCATATTCTTCTTTGAGCAGGTCATCCACCGTACACTCCAGAGCCTGTGCCAACTTGGATAGCTTATTCCGATGCGGTCCGGACGTTCCGGTCTCCCATTGCGCCACGGCGGACTGATCCACGCCGACCATTTGAGCCAGCTCTTTTTGCGTCATCCCACGCTCTTTTCGGATTTCTCGGATTCTCAATATCTCACCTCCAATCATAAATATGAGATTTTCTCATTGACGAACTGATAAAACCGTGTTATTATGAGGTTGCCAAACGAACATAATACAAAATCAGAATTAACAGTTCTCTCTTTTGTGAGGCTCACACACGCTGCGGGTCAGGGTTTTTGTTGTCTTTTCCTGTCGAACGCCTTTAGTTTACCTCATATTTATGGGTATGTCAACACAAACACTCTCACATTTATGAGATTTGTTAATTCTCACAAAAATGGGGGTGCCAAATTGTTTAGATATGACAGGCTCAACGAGCTGGTAAAGGAAAAGGGCATAAAAAAAGCCCACCTGTGCAGACAGATGGGTACATCTCTGTATTATCTGCGCGATGCAGAAAAGGGAAACGCAGATATCTCAGAGGAAAATGTTTCTATTATTGCTGATTGTCTCGGAGTCGATCCATTGTATTTAACAGGAGAGAGTGACATTAAATCTGCCGCGCCCACCGTCACAGAGGACATCGTCTCCTTCCCGGTCCTGGGCGAAGTGGCCGCCGGATATGACCATCTCGCATACGAAGACGTGACCGATGATAAGGTTGACGTTCCCCGTTCGTGGCTGAGAGGACGGAGCCATGACGAATACTTCACGCTTCGGGTTTCTGGCGATTCGATGTACCCGGAGTATCAGGACGGAGACATTGTTCTGGTGCTGAAGCAGTCCACCATGAACCGCTCCGGTCAGATCGGCGTGGTAATGTACGATGATGACAAAGCCACTCTGAAGCGGGTTGAATACGTCATGGGAGAGGATTGGATGAAACTGTCTCCAATCAATCCTATGTACGCGCCTGTGATGGTAAAAGACGAGCAGTTGGAACACTGCCGCATCCTCGGTATTCCACGGTATGTGATTAGAGAGGTGCAGAACTAACATGATCTGCATCAAATGCCACCGCGATGTCCCTGACGCGCCGTATTGTTGCCTCTGCGGTCACAAACGGTCCAACCCGATACGGAATGTCAGGAAACGCACAAACGGCACAGGAACCGCATTCAAGCGTGGTACGACGTGGACGGCGCAGCGCACTCTGTATATCACCGTAGACGATGATGGAAAGAAGCACCGGAAGTACTCCACAAAGGGCGGTTTCCCCACCAAGCGCGATGCGATTCTGTATCTGGAAAACCTCTCCCAGGCGCAAAAAAAGACCGCCCCCAAACTCATCGAGCTGTGGACGGCCTATGAAAAAACAAAACTGCCGAACCTCTCCAAAGACAAGAAGTCGGCATATAAAAAGGCACGGACCAGATTGGATCCAATTATGGGTGTCCGGATTGACCAACTGACCACGATGGATTTGCAGAAAGCTGTGGACGATTCGTGCAGCACCTATTATACTGCGCGGGATTGTAAGACACTGCTCTCTCACCTCTACGAAGCGGCCTGTGCGGATCAGTTCGTGTCGAACAATCTGGCTCAGTACATTGCGCTGCCGAAGCTGAACGAAAAGGAATCAACTCCGTTCACGCCCGAAGAGGTCCAGAAGATTTGGAACGCATACGGAGAGGGCGACATGATTGCCGCCGCGATGCTGGTCATGATCTACTCAGGTATGATGCCTGGAGAGTTGCTTGCACTCCGGAAAGATATGGTCGATTTGGAACGGTGCGAAATCATCGGCGTCGGCAAAAAAACTCAGGTCCGCAAGGAATCCGCGCTGGTTTTTGCCGATTGCGTCAAACCGGCGCTGGCCGCACTGATAGATGCGTCTCCATCCGATAAGGTTATTTGCCGGCAGAAGGATCAGTGGTACAAGGACTATCACGAAGCTGTCCGTGCGATGGGGATCCGTGACCTCCCGCCTTACTCTTGTCGGCACACGACCGGAACCGAAGCGGCTCGGCTCGGATTGAACGCTCCGACCATCCAGAAGGTAATGCGCCACGCAAAGATCACCACCTCGCAGCGGTACATCCATCTGGGAGATGATACGGTCCGGGACGCACTGAATCGGCTTGAGGCAAATAAGGATTCAGTGACTAACGAATGACTAAATTTCGGCACGGCCAAATCGAGAAAACCCTGTATTTGCAACGGTTCTGAGCCTGTTTCCGAATCCCCTGCTAAGGGAGTAGGCGTCTAAACCACGCGCGAGGGTTCAAATCCCTCCTTCCGCGCCACATATCAACGGATTCCCTTGAAACTCAACGGTTTTGAGGGAATCTCTTTTTTTGCATTGCGCTTGAATTCGGTTGAAACAGAATTGATAAATAATAAAAAATCACGTTTTACGACTAACACGGTGACTAACAAAAAGGGAGCCTCTCCCACCGAAATGGAAGGGACTCCCCAAGGCTCCCTGGCTCCTTTTGCTAGCGGTTTCCCGCCTCCTGTTGTTTGTTGTTACCCCGATATCACGCTTCCGGTATTGTCAATGGACAAATAAGTGCCATCGCCGAATGAGAACGACATCAGTCCTTCAGTGTCCATAGTAGTAAACGCACTGTATGTGATTGCCCCTGCACCCTCGACCTCAATCTTCATAAGCGGGATTATGCCCGATTCGATGGCGGCGAGAATGTCACTGTACGGTGTTACCAGTGAATACAGGATGGCCCCTTCATCCACGGTCGCAGTGACATGGACGATCAGGGAGCCAGCTCCAGATCCACCGCCACCAGAGTCACCTACGACCCACTCACCATTTTCGTTTACGACAAGAGTCTTCCCAGAATCCGATGCGGTCACTCCAGGAAGTTGGCCTACCGCTAGACCTGGATTTGAAAAAATGTTTCCCATATTAAGCCCTCCTATTGTTTTGATTTGCATTTAATGTGATCGCGTGTACGACGCGGTCTTTTTCTTCGGCTTTTTTTGCATCGTTCCAAGTATCCATGTTTCCAACTAAGTATCCAGTGATACGCCGGATTCTCTCAAACGGAACTCCTTCGCCCATTCCAATCATACTGGCACCAACTCCCCATCAGCGTTGATTTTGACGTTTTTGCTTGTGACCATAGCCCCATCGGAGCCAAGGTAGTACAGTTGATTTTTATACCACTGCCACTGGTTTGTCACGCAGTACCCCTCGCTATCAAACCAGTACCACGCACCATCAATCTTCTTCCACGCGTCGTGCGGATACGATCCGTCCGCATTTTGATACCACCAGCCGGTGCTGTTCTGTTTCCACCCCTCCTGAACGGTCACACCGCCGCTCAATAACGACTCATCTGCGAGATAGTCCATATCGACACGCCCCGAAATGCCGCTGACAGTACCGGACGAACTGTATTGCCAGATGGCCCAATTAGAAACATCCGCAGTGGTGTTGTACTGGGCATACCATTGAACGTACTTGGACAGCCTAGACTTGTCCACAAACCGATTGTAGTAGTCGAGGTTATAGTAGACTCCGGCTTTATATCCTGCCGCCTGAATCGTATCACAGAACGCCACGGCATGATCATTGAAAGCCTGTTTCCCCAGCGTCACGCCCTGGTTTGATGCATAATTGACGGTATCATACTCAAAGTCGAAAAAAACCGGCAAGGTCACGTCGTAGTCCGCAATGGTATCCAGGCACTTCTTCGCCTCCGCAATCGCCTGTGTCGTATTCAGCGCGTAGCTGAACCAGTACACGCCAATCGGGATCCCGGCTTTTACTGCTCCCTTTGCGTTGGCATGGAACTTTTCGTCCACTGCATTCCTTCCGTATCCTGCCCGGATAATGGCATACTTAATTCCAGCGGCTTTGACCTTTGCCCAATCGATATTCCCCTGGAATTCGGAAACATCAATGCCCAGAATTTTGCTCATGGTTTATTCCTCCTTCAATTCGGGCAGTCCCGCCAGTGCAATCAGCAGTGCCATCACGGCACCCATCGCACCCGCAGACAGAGCTGCAAGCCAGTTAACGTCTCCGAGTACGATTGCCCCGGTTCCGATGTAAGCCAGCATCGCCTCCGCAAAGGTGCGTACCGCTCTGATTCCTGCCGCTTTCCACCACTGTTTACTCATGCTTCAACGCCTCCTCAATGTCCGCTACTCTGTGGTTTAAAACACTTACCTTCTCCTCCAGCACGGGCATCCTTTTGGCAAATGCGTTATGTTCCCGCACCTCTCGCGTCAGAGTTTCGATTTTTTCATCCGTCACAGCCTGATGTATGCCCAGCTGCTGATCCATTGCCTTTCGGCTGACCTCGCCGTTTTTGATGACGCCGGCGTAGGTAATCAGCGCCACTACCACGGACCCCAGCAATCCGATTCCGGCCACAATGATCTGCTCCATGTTGATCTCCTCCTCCTTAGGGCGTTCCAATTGCAATCCAATCGTAGTACGTCTGCGAGTCCGTCCACGCACTGGACGATGCGCTCCAGACCTTCCGATTGACCGTGAAGCCGGACGCAGAAACGGTTGCCACAGTCACAGACCACACTCCACTAGTTGAATTATGCGGCGTTACTACCACTCTCGGAGTGTTAGAAAAAGCAGTTGAAAAGGTTACGGAGCTTTCGTTCGTGTAGCCGTAGCGAATCACCCGGTTCCCGAGGTTTGACACCAGATTGCTCACAGGCGTGGATGCTCCAACCACATCGTCCACCGTGGCTTTCCCCGTGGCAGTAGAGTTTTCCACCGCCAGCAGAGTACTCCCGGTCGGTGTCTGCGATGGCAGATTTACAATTCCATTGATGTCAGCCATTATAATTCCTCCTTCTTACTTCGCATAATAGTCCACTTCCAGCGTCACGGCAGTGTTGGTAATTGCTGTCGGTGATGCCGCAATGTTTGTGATGTGGGCGTACCATGTATCACTGCTTGTCCCGTGATAGACATAAGGCGTACATATGCTGTTTGCATCAGTCCGCTTGACTGACAAAATCCCATAATCAGCTCCCGCCAGACCGAGGTTGAGGTTTCCTGCGGCGGTAGTCGTGCCGGATACGGTTTTGGTGTGTTTTACCACTGGCGGGTAGCCGTTTACATTGTTGACATACAACGTCCCCCACGGCTCTGAAGACGAACCAATGTCGTGCGTCCCCCCGGAATAGGTGTTATCAAACGGCATGATGTCTGTTGCCACCCGGAAGTTGGTACTCGTTCCATACAGGCCAACGTAAATGCTGCCGCCATTGAGCATGAGCATGGAGCCGCCCCGCAGAATCAGATTCTGGTCAGCGGATACGGACACAATATTGTCTGCGTTGATGTTGATAGACTCATCTGTTTCAAATGTGAAATATCGTCCAAACTCAATGCTGGACGTAATCGGGGCATTGTCGCCCGTGGGGAAATAGTATGTACCTGACAACTTCATCCCGTCATCACCGAGAAGCATCTGCCAGTATTCATTATTCACCCAGAAGCGTCCTGTCACGGTAATGTCCCGTGTGAAAAGCTCATCCACATTAAGCCGCTCCGCAATCACCGAGCCAAGCAGATTGATTTGCCCTTGGTCGTTTAGCTTGATTTCGGATGTCACTCCATCCGACCCGACCACCCGGAGCGTTATGCTGTCGAGCTTTTGCGAGATCTCCGATATCCGAGGGTCTGCCACAGACTCCCATAGAAATCCGTTCCAGCGGTATACCGTGTTGTCTTCGCTGGTGTTGTACCACAAGTCACCCACGGTCAGGCCGTCCGTGTCCACGCCGGACGGGGCTTTGATCTTTGCGAGGATGGGGTCTCCCGCTTTGGTGCAGATGGGGTCTCCCGCTTTGGTGCAGAGCCGGACATATCCCGCCGTCTGGGGCGCAGAGTAGGTGGTGTTTTTCTCGTCCAGAGCCGTCACCACGGAGCGGATTTGGTCGCCAAGGTTTTCAAGGATGGCACGTTGTCCAGCGCTTGTAGCAATCAGCGCAGTAGTCTGGTTGTAGTCGCTCGAATACGTCTCACCGCCAGAGGACTCCAAGCGTGAAGCTGATTCGGAAACGCTCATCTTCATCGCCACCGCAGTGAACGATACGCCCTGACTGTCCGTCACGGAGATAATCTGCCCCGCCCGGAAAGGATTCTCGTTTGGGAACAGTTCAACCGAAAACGGTCTGTAACTCGGCAAAGCGGACATCGTGTTGTAAACGTACTGCGCCACGCTTAACATGGTTGTATCATTTGCATCTGTTAGGAGTGCGTTGTTCCCAATGTGGAGTGTGTTTCCTGTGTTAACACCTGTCGGATAAATAAACGCAGTAGTGTCAGATCCAACCGGATGCACAGCCACACGGTCCAGTGTTTCCGTTTCGTAGTTCTCGTATTTCAGCCCGTCCTGCTTGTATGCGACGATGTTCGTCCCCACGCCCGGACCAATCGAATCCGATGCGGAACTGTACCAATCGAAAACGATCTGGCCGGATGTGTTGCAACGGACAAACCGACACGCAATTTCAGCTGCCCACGACAGGATCTGCCGGCAGCTGATACCATCTGCATAGAACGCCTGAACCTGAGTGGATGCCATCGGAAACGTCCCGGACAACGTCACCCCCGCCACGGTGCAAGCCTCTCCGACCAGTGCGGACAGTGTCATTGGGAAGTTGCTCTGAATCGCAGAGAGCCGCTCCGAAAAGTTTGCGTCCAACTTCGATGCGGCATCATACGCTGTGAAGCGGTATGAGTTTTTCGTGGTCACGACCGGCTCTGCATAAAACAGTCCGATTAGCGTTTCAGTGTTATTGGAATCGACCTGGTAATATGTCAGCACTTCTCCAGCATCAGGTGCTGATAATTGTGTGCCGAAAACGTCCACCTCGATAAACGCCGAACCAACACAGCCTGGTCTCAGGTCCGTATCGGAATTTACCGCTTCGGAGTATGTGCATGACTTAATTCCTGTCAGTTCCGTTACGCCGTCAGACCGTACAATTTTCGTAGTCAACCCCTACCACCTCACATTTCAATCACGTTGATTGAGAAGTTCACATAGATCGGTTCCGAACCGGAATAGCTCAGAAACTCATATGACGATTCGCCGACATATGCGTTCATGGTCTTAACCGTCCCCTGATCGTAGAATGTAAAGACAAATTCTTTTCCTTGCATCAGATTCATCATGTACGCCAGCTCCGATGCGGACAGCGCCCCGTAGGTCAGGAACACTTTTCGAACGTCTCGTCTGAGCCAGTCTATATGCATCATACCGGATTCGTCTCGCCCCGTGCTTGAAGCGGTTATGTTGCTGTGTTCGACTTTGCACGGAGTGGCGGGGACGTAGATAGGACTCGTCCCGACCATCCACTTTCCTTCTGTGTCAAGTCTAGCGATTGCCATAGCTACGCCCCCTTTAAGTCGTTGCCAGCGCATTTACGCCGGTCATTCTTGTGTTCTGTCTGTTCCGATTCACCATGCTCTGGTACACCACGTTGCCGTCCAACTCAATGACATCGTCTCCGAGATTTGTATCATTGATGGCACGAACGAACGCCCTGTACAGAGCCTCTTCGCCCATCTGCGTTTCGGAACCCATTGCCGCCGATCCAAGTCCGGTCAGTTTGAAGTGGATTCCTGCGACCGCTCTTGCCACGCCGGCCGATACGGACGCCACGATCTGGTCGTTGTTCATAACAGCTGTGTGGCTGCCAAGAGTGCCAACGAGTTCCGGTCCGGCCTCTCTCGCCCAGAAAAGCTGAGACCCGCGAGCGAGACCGCCGGATGCGTACTGAGCGATGTTGTGCCATGCACCACCGGAGTAGACGCCGCCGGTTGCCACGGTCAATGCGCCCGTCGTTTTTTCAATCTTTGCAACAACACTGATAGTCCTATAGTAACTCGTCAAAGCATCTTCGGATGTTGTGAATTTTGCCACAGACGAGAACGTAGAATCATCCACGGTCCAACGGTCGCCGTATTTACTGTAGTTAAATGACGCAGTAGTACTGATAGTTCGCATCGCCGCTGTCAGAGCGTCAGTTGCGCCAGTGTACCTTGATGTCGTGCTGATTGTTTTCTGGTTGTCGGTCAGGCTCGTTTTTACGGCAGATGTATACTTCGATGTCGTGCTGATCGTCTTCTGCGCGTCGGTTAGGCTTGCCTTGCTGGTGGATGTATATTTTGCTTTTGTGCTGATTGTCCTGTCGGCGACCTTCAATCCAAGAGCGCTTGACGTGTACTTTGCGGTCGCCTTAACAGTTCTCGCCGAATCAGACAGCTTGTCATCTGACTTGGTATATTCAGCCGTCATGTCAGCTATTTGGCGTTCCTTCAGCGGGATCCCGTCCGTAGCTTTTGTGATTTGACCGGTCATGCCTTTAACCTGGAGTTTTTCGTCCTTGAGCGAATCAGTGGAGATTTCCTTCACTTCGCCCTTTGCGTCCAGAGCGATTTTCTTTTTGGCGTTATCGCGTTCGATTTCGTCTTTATAGTTCTGATACGCAGTGCCAGGAGGAGGATCCAAGTCTGCAATCAGCGGAATCTTGATTTCCTCAAGACTGTCCAAACCGAGTTTCTCTGCAAGCCACTGACCAAACTTTGTTTCTGACAGAGTGCTTGTGATTGTGCTGATAGCGCTGTTCACAGCACCGATTGCACCGTTTCCAATGTCGATGAATGTTTGCCTCAGGTTACCTGCAACTACGTCTGAGAAGAACAGCTTCAGGAGGTTCCACTTCTGCTCTACCGCCGTGTGAATGTTGTCGGCGACTTCATTGACTTTATCAACGATGGCGTCCCAGTTAAGCGCAACAGTAGTGGTGAGTCCTGTCGCACCGACACCCATCAGGGCAAGACCCAAAGGAAGTCCAACGCCTGAGAACGCAAGCAACGCACCTACGACCAGCAGCGCACCACTAAGCGCACCGCCAATAACGCTAAGTTCCTGCTTAACGTCCTTGTCCATTCCACCCCAGTTCAGCGCCACCACCGTTCCGAGGGAAACTGCTCCAGCGGCCATCAGTGCGAGGCCGAGCGGCGTTGCCACACCGGAGAATGCAAGGAGTGCGCCGACCGCCAAGAGAGCCTCTCCGACGATTCCTGCGATTGTGCTGATTCGACTCTTCATGTCAATGCTCAGCTGGTTCCAGTTTAGTGCTGTCACAGCCACCCCGAGAGAGAGCGCGCCGGACGCCATCAGCGCAATTCCGAGAGGTGTGCTGATTCCAGAGAACGCCAAAATGGCACCAACAGCAAGGAGCGCGCCACCAACAGCAGCACCAATAGCGGATGCCGCCTTTTGGACGGGGCTTTCCAGCGATGACCACTTTACGACGCCGGCTGTTATAAGCCCAGCCGCTCCGACGGCCATCAAGCCAATGCCTAGCGGTACGTTTACGCCGGAGAGTGCCAGGATTGCACCTAGTGCCAGCGAGAACCCGGACGTAGTCGTTTCAAGCGTGGCAAAGAATCCTTTGATGTTGTTGCCGATTTCTCCCCAGTTGATCTCTTCAGCCGCAGCGGTCACCGTGTCGAAGATGCCACCAACCGCAGCGTTCAGAGACTCTGCAGCTTTGTCAAGCTCCAAGTTCTCAAAGAACCCGTTAATTACGTCTCCGATCCAAGTGCCGAAATTAGTAAAATCGAATCCACCGTTTTCTCCGTCTCCAACGAGGAACCCATAGGCAAGGTCAAATATAGCTTTGATTTTCTGCGACAAAGCCCGTCCGAGTTCCGTGGGATTGATATATCCGTCAGACTCCGGATTGAATATCGTATTCAGTGCTTCGGAAATTCCCTCTCCGATATCGTCAAAATTGGTCGTGTCGAAGAATGTATTCCATGCGCCGACTGCGGTATTGACGCCCTCTCCGATGGTCTTTCCGATGCTCGTCCAAATGCCAGGAGTGGAGACGAACCCGTTAATGAAGGTAGCAAGAGATTGTGCAATTCTGTTACAGGACTCCTTAATGTTGTCCCACTGGATGCTATCTAGTGCGCCCTTCAGCTTTTCACCAACGATACCGCCAATCTCGGTAAAGTCCGCATTCTCCCACGCCTCTTTCAGTTTGGATGCAAAATCAGAAACGCTGGAGTCAAACTGCACCATTTCCTCAAACATCCCGGAGCCACCAGCTCCACCGGAGCCGGAACCGCCTCCTGAACCGCCACCGGAACCGGAATCAGACGGCAGGACGTTCAGTTCATCGAACGGAGCCAGATACCGTAGAGCCTCTTTCGCTGCTTGTCCGGCTGAACCAGCAGCCTCGGTGGCCGCATCGCCATATGACTTTGCGACCTTGATTGCCTTAGTCCAGTACGATGCACCAGTGAGCCTGGCAAACAGCTGATTGATTACGTTCATCAGATCGACCGCTTTGTCGATGATATAATCCAGCGCCGGAGCCAGTGCGTTGATTAAGGGTGCGACCATTGCGCCAGCACTGTTTTTGAAATACTGCATGGACGTTGCGATCCGGTCCATTGACGCCGCAAAGTTTCCACCTAGAGCCGCAGACCATGCATACAGGTTTTCAACGCCGTCCTTAAATGCTTGAGATATGGCTTTGATTGCAGCGCGGATAGCCATTCTCAGCAGGACTCTCTTAAACATATTTCCGAGACTGGAGAGTGCGCCCATAAATGACTTTATGCTTTTCAGCGGGGCAGAAAAGCTCAGAACCTTTAACGCTCCGCGTCCAACCGTCCGAAGAAGTGACAATGTTTTTGCCAGTTTGCTTGCTACGCTGGAAAGGCTCAGAAAGCTCCGTGCCGCTCTAGACGTACTCCTGGTGGTCGAGTTTGTCACGTCCTTAACCTTTACCAACACGTTGACAAGATGTTCCACGCTGTTAGTTGCGTTGTTGGCAGACCCGTTTATTGAAAACTCAATTCCCTGTACTGCTACCGGCATCGTCCTCCTCCTTTCCTTTCGCATTTCTCTGTTCGTTGAATGCCGTTGCGAACGCCGCAACTTTTTCCTTTACTCGCTCGTAACGCTCCCGCTCCGCATCGTCCTGCTTGCGCTGAACCTGTTTATCATCCATCGGATACGGTTCAGGCGTGTAGTCGCCCGGCTTTCTGGCTTTCGAAAACGCCCTGAGAATGGGAGCCATCGCAAAGAGCGCATCGTAGACGTACCGTCCCTGTAGCCACGCCATCAGGTTCTGATCCGATATTCTCTGTTTGTGAGCAAGACGATACTGTTTGTGAGCGTACACGTCTCCGTCCCAGTACTGGTGATAGGTCATGCCGTAGGACATATAGTGCGGACAGGCCTCTTCGAACAGGTCTAATAACGACAGCGGGAGGGCGGCAGTTCCGTCTCCGCCAACCCTCCCGATTTTCTCGGACTGTGACCCGCCGTTTAGGTCATAGTCCAGTTTGCGTTTCCCTCGTCTTCCTCGTCGTCTGTATCGACAAGGGCGCTCACGGCATCCGCATACATTTCAGCCAGAGCCGTGACCAGCTCCGTCTTGTGGTTCATCTGGTCGTAGATCTTGGAGGTCTGCTGTTTAGTGATGCCCCTGTGATGCCGCACAAAGGCCCAGTGGAAAAGGAGCGGGATCATCGTGGCCGGCTTGTCTCCCAGCGCATCGATGATGAATCCGTCCTGCTCGCACTGTCCGGCGGTGCGAAGAGTGTATTCTAGAGTGTACTTTTTCTTTTCGAATTCGAAGGAAATCTGCTTTGCCATACTGTTACCCTACCCTTTCTAAAATTGATTATTGATTAAGCCGGAAGAGAGAACACCATGTCCGTGCTGGGCGTGATGTGGATCTGCATCTCCCGCGCCTCATCGGTGCCTTTACCAACAATGCCCACGCTGACACGGCCCTGGAATTTCCAGATGCCGTCGTGGCCGTCCGGAGTGACTGTAGTGCCGCTGACCGTACCGCCAAAGTACAGGGCCAGATACTGGTCACCGGTCAGCTGGTTCAGGCTCTGATACGTCGCGGGAATGTAGTTGGCCGTGAAGGTCATGTCGCCGCCGGTATCCTTGAGGCCCTGAATGTAGGTGTGCATCGCGTTCTGGAGATCCGTCACATCGATAGTGGCCACATCGTTCAGGAAGTCAGGATAATCCTTGATGGGGCAGAGATCAGTGTAGGAGCTGCCGCTGTTGGTAGAATGCATCAGAAACGTCAGATAGGTATTGGTCGGGGAAGTGGAAGCTGCCATATTGCGTCATCCTTTCTAAAATGTATATAGGTTGGTTCCGTCTGTTTTGAGACGGTACCTTGCTTTCACCATGTAGATGGTGGCGGCGGAATCGAAATATCCTTCAATTCTGGCGATGCGGGTCGCGTTCATGAGCTTCATGGTCGTGTCAATTTCAGACAGGATTTCGATGCACTCCGAGCGTTTCCCGCTTGTTTTGTTGGAGAAGACCGTAATCTCATACATGAGTGCGGTCAGATTTTCTTTGAGTGTGTTGTCAATGCCGGAGCGGTCTTCATAGTTATCTGCTTCAACCACTTCGACGCATGGAAATCTGGAGGGACCCGGAATCCGTTCGCCCGTCACGAAGATGCCCGGATGAGATTCACGGACCGGCGTTGCAATCTGCGTGAACACCCAATTAAATATGTTCGTCAATCTGCAAGCACCTCCTGCCAGATTTCGTTGATATGCTGCTCCAGATACTTCACAGCGTTGTACATCGGCATCGCCGGAGCGGTACCGTATGTGTGGTGGCTTATGCCGGCATCGTCTTTGTACCACCAGCCGCGCGGATCGTCCCAGTGTCCTTTCCCGCCCGGATAGGTTCCGGGTCCCATGCCGTATGTGTCGGCTTCTGGATGACCGTATCCGTATGTGGCACCGGCACCGAACTCGATAAAAAGGACCGCTTCGCCGTCGGCGATTACCGCATAGTGTCCGTCCCCGCGATGCTCAACTGTGACCGTGCAATCCTTTAGGCCGTCGTATTGAGCTGCGTCGAATTCGATACTTGCGAGTTCTGCGCCGATTTCAGCCAGTCTGCTGGCGAGTTCATCCGTTTTTGCTTGGAGGAGTTTTTTCTGTTCCTCCACGTCACGGATCAGCTTGGTCAGGTCCGGGACCGTCAGATTGTATGTCTTCACGACACATCAACCTTTCGCACGGCAATGCTGATTCCGTTCAGACTCTTGGCAACCCGCTTCACGATGTAGTCGTGCTTAGACCATTCACCGTTCGTTTTGACGGGGGCCGTGTCGATATATAGAACACTGTCCTCTCGGATAGGGCAATCCGTCCAAGCGGTGACAATAACCTTGTCGTAGCTCTCCAGCGTCCCGAACTGAGCAATCTGAGCCGAGCCGGTCGCTGGTGACACATTCGCTTTCATTTCGACGGGATCGCCATATCCTACTGTGGACTGTCCTGTATCGAGTGTGTTTCCCCATTCATCCACTTCGGTGATGGGCGTTACGGAATCGCCGTAGAGCCTGTAGTAAATCGTCTGCTGGTTTCGCTGAAGCGATCTCATTCTGAGATCACCGCCCCGACTTTGGCAATAGCCAACACATTCTGATGAATGTAATCAAGCATATCGGAGTAGCGGAACGTCCTCTGGATACCGTTCTCGCCGTGGGAACTCTCCCCTTCCGCTCCGGCGTGAGTGTACCCAGCTACAACAGCGTAGATCTGAGTCACTTCATACTTAGCCGGAACAGTTTCAACTCCGTCTGGAACGCCGCCGGTCAGAGAATACATCCACTGGAGTATCTCCTGACCGGACAGCGTCAGGTATGCGGTCAGTTTCTCTTCGTCCGGCACGGCACCTCCATCATCCAGCAGCGTCTCCAACATTGTAAGTTTTTCAGCATCGGTCATTGGTGGCACCAGCCTTTCAAGATTACTTTGACCGTTTTGTGGGTCGCTTTGTGGCGTCCTGCTTCGGTTCAGGTTTGCCCACGATTCCGACGATCACGCCACCGTCGGTCTTAATTTCAGGATGATCCATACCGAACCCTCCTGATTAAGTGTTCGCGGTGGTGCTGTAGTGGCAGTAAATGCCCTTGGTCTTCTGCTTCAGGATGAACATATCATGGTAAATACGCAGATCAAACTTGTACGCATCCGCATTGATGTTCTGAGAAGGAGTCCAGATGCGAGGCACCTCATGCTTCACGATAGGCAGAACCGCAGAGGGATGTACGATCAGGAAGTTAATGGGGTGGCCGCCGGCAGTGGGGACAAAGCCGAAAGCGGAAGTGCCGTCGTTCAGTGTCACAGCGGTATTGAACCGGCCCTTCGGGACCCGAACAACAGGCATACCGTTGAACACTTCAACCTCACGCTGCACACCGTTCTCGTTGGCGAGATACCGGGTGATCTTGGATTTGATGCCGTGGTAGAAGGTCTCAGAAACGTACAGGATCCGACCCTCTTCGGGGACCTCATTGTCGCCCATAACCTCTTCGGCGGTGTCGATCAGGCCCACGCAGTCAGTGGTACCGACCTGAATCGCCGCAGAAGCGGAGCTGATGCCGGAAGTGGACGCCATGACGGCGAAACGGTAAGCATCGAGTTCCGGGACCTCCTTAGTGCGGATAAACTCGGACGCCATCGTACCGAACGTCATGCCGAGAGTCTCCTCGTCGTCCATAGCATCGACGGTGAGGCTGATGCCACGGTCCTTGGACAGCGTGTACTTGTCCCAGCCGGCGGTCACGGAGCCGGTGACGAAGCCATTGCTGCGGGAATAGTTGGCGAATCCGTCCATGTCGGTCTTGAAGATTTCCACCGCATTGCCGCCGGTGAAGCGGATGTTACTGTTAGCGCCCAGAAGACGGGCGGTCAGAGATTCTTTCTTATAGATGCCGTCAAGAATCGGCAAAAACTTTTCAGCAAGAGTAATGCTATTAGCCATTTGCTATCTTCCTTTCATTTGTTTATGTTAGCCCCGCGTATTTCATGGCCAAATCGACGATTTTCTCCTCGTCGGACTTGGCTTCCGGAGGCTTTCCAACGGACAGGCCGGGCTGGTTGCCTAATGCCCTTGCCTCCAGATCTTTTTTGGTCGCTTCGATAAACGCAAGCTGATTTGCCAGCACCGTAGCGGTATCACCGTCTGCCTGTGCTTGAGCAGATGCGCTTGCCAGTTCTGGAGAATAGCCGGCAGCAAGATACTGCGCCTCCAGTTTGCTGACTGTCTGTTCTCTCCGGAGTGTGTCCAGCTCGTCCCGCATAGCCTTTTCGGCCTCTGCACGGTCGGCTTCTGCACGTTCCGCCTCCGTCAGCTTCTCCTTGTACTGTTTCTTCCAGGACGCGGCCTCTGCGTTTGCTTTTGACAGAGCCTGTTTCAGCTTGTCCTCATTGGTCGCGCTGGGTAGATCAAATTCGTACTGCTCCAGAGCCGTGAGCTTTTCCTCTGCGGACATGGATTCATATCCTTCGATCTTGGTCACATCAATCTTTGCCATACCTATTCTCCTTTGCGATTTAGGTCTTCCCTGACCGTGTTGTGTGCGATTAACGTCTTCCCTGACGGATGCGATTAACGTCTTCCCTGACGTATCATTGCAGTTATCTGCAAATTGATTACTTTAGTTTCGATAGCCAGCTGTTCAGGTCGATTCGTTCGAACAGCAGTCCGTTTTGCTCCGCATCCTTGCGAAGCACCTTGACATAGTCGGATACCATCTTGTCTCCGCACCCATAAAATATCTTCCGGTACTTTCTGAACCACTCTGAGACGGCTTTATGTGCGATACGCCGGTATTTCTCGTTGCGTGGAGCCATAAACGTGCCAAGCTGGAACGTATAGAATGCGCTCAAAATAAACTTGCACACCATCGCTTTGAGTTCTGTTTCCATTCTGGCTGTTTTGAAATAGAGGCAGATGCGGTTCCAGACCTCTACCAGATCTGGATATGTCCGCACCAGAAAATCGTCTTCATGGCGAACAACACTGTTTGGATTGAACCGCCACAAATACATCGGATTGCTTATTTCGTGGATGGAGCCGTTCCCAAGTGCAACCACAAGCGAATTAAAATAACTGTCTTCGTGGAGGTTTATACCGTCTGGGAACCGGATGTTATACTTTCGGAGAAAATCCAGATTGTACGCCTTGCCATGTATGAAGGTCGCATCGGCTCGGTGGATACACAGAATATCCTTTGCGGAACCGTCAACAGACGCTTTAGCCTCTTCGATGAATGTCGGGTTGATCAGCGCCGGTTGACCGTCATCCATCTCCTGAAACAGCAGGAACAGTGCGAGGTTGTTGAGGAAACCATCGTCCGCATCGCAGAACATTACATAGTCTGCATCTGATGCGTCTAGACCGGCATTTCTGGTTGCGGACACACCGGAGTGTGGGCGTTTGATATAGTCCACCTCAAACGGGTACACGCTGAAATCAATTGCGTCAAGTGAATCGTCATCTCCGTCATTTACCACTAAAACGCGGACATTAGACCAATCCACGAGTTCTTGCATTGCGATACTATTAAATAAGTATCGACACAGTTCCCACGGCTCCTTGTAGTGCGTGACGATAATATCCAGGGTCATACCGTTCTCCCTTCCATTCCCTATTTCTTATAAGTCAGCCAGCACAGGCAGTTGATATCCTCTTCCGCGATGCCCCACTGTCCGGGGTAGTATGTGGACTCCCCTTTGTAGTTGTAAAACACTCCATTGATGGGAGCGGTCACTCCATTGAGATATACATGGGTGTCCCGGCTGGTCGGCAACATCATGCAGTGCCAGACCTTTTCAGTGGCTCCCGCCTTTTTGGCAGTTTCGTAGGCCGCAGCGTTTGCATCCCGGTGAGATTCCGTTGTTGCGATCCGCATAATGTCGGCCACGTCGCCGCCGTCTTCGTAATATCCCTGGACCCGCTGACGCCACGTCTTTCCGGCGATCTCCTTGTCGATGATTGCCATCATGTCATCAAACGGCATTTCCACCTCTGTCCCAAGGTCTAACTGCGTGGAGGTAAACCCCAGTGAGTAGGCCATGAGAAACAGGTCCATCATCTCATCGATTATGTCATCGCAGTCCTGCTGTGACTTAATCTTGCGTTTACCAGTCTCCGTGTCCGTTTCGAAGTGTTGCTCCACTTCCGCTTCGAAGCGATTCAACTCATCGAATGGCATGATGGTCATACGGAACCACCAACTTCGTTTTCACCGTTGTTGTTGTCCTCTTCGATGATCTCCGCTTCACCCTTGGACGCAGTCTCTTCGGCTTGAAGGTTTCCGGTCTGTTTTGCTTGCTCTATTTCTTCCTGCTTTGCGTCCGGATCGCCCCAGACCATCTTCATATACTTCTCGGACATCTGAATGTCCGACACGGGATCATTGCTGATACCGGACTTCAGAGCGGCCAGCTCCGGATGGAGACCGGCTGCAAGCAGAGTCTGGAACGCCTGTGCCTTGCTTTGGACGTTGGCTGTCTCGTTACGGACAAAGTTCAGCTCGAAGTCGTTAATGTCGATATCGAGAATGCCCTTCCGCTTCAGCACATCAATCAGGATTTCATCGAAGTAGCGGTTGCTCTCTCTGAAGAGGTCCTCTGTGTTTCTGGTAGCGGATGCCGCCTGTTCCCAGCCATCTCGGAAGATCACAGCCTGTCCCGTATCAGATGTGGACCGGCCACCTTTTGTGCTTGACGGCATCGCACAGATCCGCAGAGCCTGTTCGTAGAGATTGTCAACAAGCGTCTGCGTCTGATCCTGATTCAGTTCCTCCGTCAGCAGTTTGAAGTCGGCTTTATTTTCCCCGACCGACTTGATCAAGAGGAGACCGGCCTCTTTAATCTGCTTGGCCGTCACGTCCTCGTCGAAGTCGATATTTATACCAATGGCGAGGCTCTGGATAGTCTGGTCAACGCCGTCCGTCCTGGCAGACTGTAGCTCATTGATTGAATCGAACAAACTCACCGCCGCTTCGTAACAAGCCATATTGGACGAGTTGTATCGGTATTCGATAATCGGAATATGACCAAGCTGGTTCTTTTCCGTGCGCCTCAGTTCAAGTGCCATCGTTTCGTAATTTGGGAACCCGGTGGTGCGGTCCTCTGTGTCTGCAAACCGGCCGTAGATACGGTACACAGCGTCTTCGGTGAAGCAGTCAATATAAACCGTATCGTCATCTGTTACCATGTTGCAAGCGAAGACAGGCCGGTTTCCGGGCCGCATCGAATAGACCACGAATGCGCTGCGGGGATCAAGATCGTAGGCTAAAAGCGGAACCTCGTTGTCGTCAGACGGTTCCACGAAAAGTGCGCCCTTCCCGGCGGTATGGAACCAGTCTGCCACCCGGTTGTCAGCAGCCTGTTTGCCGGAGCGGTACAGGTATTCGTTGAGCTTGTCCACCTTGCTCTGCGCCGATTCCGTGCGGCTGACATAGAACGCGGGTTCCTGCAAGAAATAACCATTCTTGAACGCGCAGAACTCTTCAGCGTGGTTCTCCACTACCTTGTTCAGGACGAACGTGTTGCGCTCCTTTGTCCGCTCCAACACAGGCTGAATCCCGCGCCGGTACCAGTACAGATACTCCTCTGCCATCAGGTTCTGGAGATGATACGGAATCGCCTTATTCACTTCCTTAACGACGTTGTCCGCCGTGATTCGCTCCGTGGCGGTCAGAATATCGAGCCGCCCGGTCAGCATCATATCTGGCATCATATATCACCTCTCACAAAACAAAAACGGGCCACGACAGGCACTACGCCCATCGTGACCCATACCATTGGCCGTTACGCAGCACATCCATGTCAGCTGCGCCACATTATTATATATGTACGCTACCCCCGCTTCGGAGGATACTCCAGTTTGCGTTTGATCCGTACCACTGCGATTCCGGAACGCTCCCGCTTCACCTCTGCGATGTCGCCGTCTCGTAGGATCGCATTGATCATATTCAAAACATCCTTGAAGTGGCTAATGTCAATCAATTGGTTCACCACCGTATATTTCTTCACGTACCATTGTATCACATTGTCGGTGTTATGTCAAGTGCGTAACCTACAAAACATATCGGCAATACTCAGAATATTCGATGCATCAGCGTTGCTTTCGCTCCGGCTCCAAACATAGCAAAGTCAATCGCCATCGCAAGGGAGTCCGCAGCGTCATCATGCTTTGCGGCCTTTCCGGTCACCGTGAAACTGAACAGGCTCTGCATGAACTGACTGTACTCCTTTGTGCGGTGTCCGTCCGCAAGGAAGATCATGTGTTCCCTGATGTCCGGAGCCTTATCGAAGATTCTGGTGCGCTTTCCGGTGCCGGTGAAGTGGGACGTATTGATACGCATATTGACCCGAATACCTTCTACCCGAAGTGCCTTGTCCACGTCCTCTCCGTAGCTGGCCGTCATCTTCGTACCCTCCACCTTGATTGCCTGGACTCCGTACCGCTTCACGGCGTTCACGATCAGCGGCTGCGTGACGGTCTTGTCATTATCGGAATATATTACGTCAACCACATACAGGTCATCTCCGTACTGATAGCATACCGGTGCGGCCACATAGTCTCCACCGCCCCATGCCGGGTCAACAGCCATGAAGATCCGCTCCGGTTCCTCTTCGGGCAGTACGCCATTGTAGTATCTCAGCTGGTTGGGTTCAAATACGGCACCATCACGCTCGACGGGAACGCCCTGATACTGAGCAAGCCAAGACGGCATATCACTGTTACGTTCAAAACTGGCGCGTCTCTGCTGATAGTAGTCCGAACTGAACCCAACATTATATAAGTATTCGAAGTTCGATTCGTCCTCTTCGTTCAGCGCCGGCGTGTTCAGAACCTTCCACTTCCGGTCGGCATACTTCGGATCGTTCTCCAGCAGATCGATTCTGACGCCCTGAGGGTCCATAAGTGACCATCTGGTGCCGATCCACAGGATCTTGGCCGTCTCCTTTGCGCGGGGGAGCAGATTGTTATCCACTTTAGCCCACGCTCCAGCAAGACGGTCCTTATTCATGGCCTCCTCGATTCCACTGATCAGGTCATCCGCTACGAGGTATCCGTTGCAGTCGCAAGCGCCGTTCAGCGTACCGTAAAGGCTCCGTCCCGTGAACGATGCGTACCGTTTCCGTCTGTCCAAGTTGATCAGCAGGTCCTTTGCGTTGGTGCTGACCAGAGATGACTGCGGGAATATCTCAAAAAATTTGTATGTGACCTTGTCCTGCATCATCTCCAGAATGCCGTTGTACAACACGTTCACGACCGAATCCGTATAACTGCTATACAGGTTCGACCGCTCCGAATCGCGCCCCATTGCCCATTCCAAGAAGCACAGCACCAGAGTGGTCTTCCCGGTCCGGGGTGGCTGTGACAGAAACAGCTCGTCCAGATCGCCGTCTTCCAGATCCTGAAGCGCATTGCAGATGTGGAGCAACTTCTTCCGCCTCGGCAGCCAGAACTGTTCATGATACGGCCGGTCAATCTCGTTATAGAGCATGAAGCTGTCAAAACAATCCGGTGCCTCCCAGAGCAGGATCTGCCGGTTCATGTCGAACAACTTCGCCTTTACGCTGTTGTCTACGCTGGGCAAATTCGACAGGATCCGACTCCGCAGCGCATGAGACAAGTCCCACCGCCTCGCAGTGACGTGGTCCTCATCTGATATCCACTTGATGCAGCTCAGTGCGTCTCGATACACTGCCGCGTCAGCCTTTCCGGTGGTGTCAATGCGGTGCATGATCGCATCCAGTATCTGTTCGTTTTTGGTCACACTACTTCCCTCCTTAATTAGTTAGAACTCTAAACATTTCGAGACCCCTACAAAAATGGAGCCGCTACGGAACCAATCCGTAACGACCCCATACCAGTTGGGTCTGCATACCCGCTATTTGGTTTACATAATATCAAATCGGCCTACTTGACCTTATACCGCTCCCGACTGTGAGCATTATATGAACCCGGTGCGGTATACACCAGCAGATCGTTCCACTCCGTGCCGGCCAGCACCGCATCGACCAGAACCGGATTGCCATGCTCCCAGTCCGGTCCGCCCTGATACGGATCCTTCATGGCCAGATACCACACCGACTCCTTGCACATCTGGCGGAATCCGATGCACTCCGTCTCCTGTCCGGTCGCCTTGAACCGAACCGTTCCCGAAACGCCCTCATCCAGGTTGACAACATCGATCTCTCTGCCCCACGCCTGACGGTAATGCATCCCGTCCGCTCTGGTCTGATACTTATTTGTGCTTTTCATATCGATTCCTCCTTGAATCTTGTGCGGAGATGTGCTATAATAATCAAGCAATCCCCTTTGGCTGGTGGTTGCACTTTGCATTCGCTCCGTCTGTTCCGGCAGACGGGGCGTTTTTTCGTACCATAGAGTACCACATCGACCGGCTCACGCCGAGGCGGTCACAGCACTCATTGGCCGTCACGCACCCATTGCGCTGCTTCTGGACCAAGTCTAAAAACAATTCCATATCAACCTCCTTCTTCGGCCTTCCAAAGCCACGCCCGGTTTTGGAAGATATTTTTTTGCCATCAACGACTGGCATAGCAGCGATTCCTTCCTGACGCCGCCGCTCCGTGGTGAGGCGCTCCTGCTCCGCAATGGCTCCCAGCACCTCAATCAGAATATTGTTCACCATGTCGATGACCCACTCCTGACCAACAGGCATCTCAATCATCGTGGTCGGCAGATCCATCACGCGGATCACAATGCCGTTCTCCTTGAACCAGTCAAGCTCCTTCTTCATGTCGGCCTTGTTGCGCCCCAAACGATCCAGAGACTTCACGACCACCTCGTCACCCTTGACTAGGATGGACTTCATTGCGGTGTACTGAGCGCGGTCAAACGTCTTTCCGCTCTGCTTGTCACAGAACATCTTATCCACTCCAGGAACGCTCTCCGCAGCGTCAATCTGCCGGGCGAGGTTCTGATGTTTTGTGGAAACTCTTGCATAAAAGTACTTCATGACTCCACCCCATCCGTAATTGCAATCAGCCCGGCATCGGACGCTTTCGGCTGACCCTTGGACTTCTTCTTTACGACCACTTCGTATCCAAGCGCATTGACAAGGCGAACAAAGACCGAAATCTTCATGTCCCGCTTCAGGTACTCACTGACCGTGGTCTGGCCGGTCATCCCCGCCAGCTTCGCCAGTTCCGCTTGTGTGACGCCGCGCTCCTTCTTGATCCGGTCGATGGCGTCTCTGGCTTTCATCCGCTCCATTTGATTCAACTCCTTTCGCTATGTATGATACCATGATAATTTGATATTGTCAACACCTTTTTTGATTTTTTTCGAATTTTTTCAGGCCGTTTCAAAAATGTACCGATCCGGATTGAATCGAATCCGATTTAGGAAGGTATCGGTCGGGCATATGCAACCAGCGCAGGATAGTATCAATGCCTCTTCGCGGGTGAGCGGTGTCGGCTGCGTCCGGTCAGAAGGATGAGTACAGCGTGGGGAAGCGCAAAAGCCTCTTCGTGGTGGAACTGATTCCGATTGAGCGCGACCGGGCGGATAGATTCGGTGCTGGGGCGGGTCGGGTCGGGTCGGATTAGGTCGGGGTCGGGGAGGGCTTTTTTCTGATTTTTCTGGAAACGGAGCCAACCCGCCGCCACCCGCTCCCCTCCCCTCCCCCGCCGGTGCCTGGTCCGTCCGGGCGATTTTGTTAGCTAGCCGACAGTTAGCAATCAAACATATTTTTCCTGGATTCCTGCAACTGGTACCAGTCGGAAAAACCGGATCCGTAAAAACGGCCGGTACAAAAAACTAGAGTTTTTCGCACTATTGAAAACAGCAAAAAAATATCAAAATAAATTGATAAAAAGTATTGACATTATCAAATTAATTTGATATATTATAAGTGCAAAGAAAACCAGCCAAAAAACCGAAAACAAAAAAGTAAAGGGGATTTAAAAAATGTATAAACTGGAATCAATTGCAAAGGTTATGAAAATCGCTAATACCATTGGCGCGGACCTTAGAAAAAAGACGGCCGGCGACATTAAAATGTGCATTTCGGCCGGAAATAGAAAGATTGGCCGCGTAATGAATGTTTCACTCATGCCCATTAAGACGTGCCATAATTGCAGCGAATGCAAATTTTACTGCTATGATGTGAAAGCTTGTTTACAATATCCCGCAACTGTGATTTACGCAAGAATGCGGAATACAATCTTGCTAGAAATCGATCGTGATGAATATTTTCGCCGGATTGACGAAAAAATGACGCGGCGCCGCAAGAATAAATATTTCCGCTGGCACGTCGCCGGTGATATTGTCGATCTGGACTATTTTTCCCGCATGGTAGAAAACGCCCGAAAACATTCTGATTTTACCGTATGGACCTATACAAAAAATTACGCCGTAGTAAATGAATATTGCGACATTAACGGCCGTGATTCTATTCCGGAAAATTTTCACATTATGTTTTCGGAATGGGACGGCATGGAACTTGTAAATCCGTACAATTTCCCCATTTTCACTTGTAAAATGAAAGACGGCAACAAAAATCATCCGGATCCGGAATATTTCGACAGCTTGTATAAATGCCCCGGAAATTGCGACGCTTGCAAAGAATTCAAGTTCGGATGTATTGGCGGAATGTCCACCTATTGCGATGAACACTAAAAAGGGGATTAATACAATGACTTGCTACTATTGTACAGAATCTGAAAAAGTAATTTCCATTTCAGAAATCCGCGAAATATACGACAGCGAAAACAGCTTGCAAGCGGAATACACTTTCCCGGAATACGTCGACGCTTGCCAATGGTGGAATGGTGGCACTTTGGTACCAGTAGAAAAAAATCTTGATAAATTACCGGCTATAATCTGGGCAATTAACTTAGTATTTCCATTCGAATATACTACCGATGAAACAATCGAAGTGGCGCAAAATTTGAGCAAAGCAGAAATCAAAATACTTTTTTCCAAAGTGGAAAAAATCGAAAGTGGAGAGTACGACGATGATTAATCTAGTAACTATTCTTTTCGCAATCGGCGTGATTTACACTATAAATCAACTTTTCGATTTCTTAGGAAATGGGGCGACGAAATGATAAAAAATTTCTGGATCATCCTAGACACGATTATAAACCCGCCGCCGCTGGTACCAGATCCGCCGGAAACAATGCCGGCGGACACAGTTCCAAATTACGACGCGGCCGCGGAAATGGACCGTTTGCAAGTGCTAAAACTGGAATACACGTCAATTAGCGACGCAATCGAAAAAGAGCTTGCGGACCTAGAAACAGAATATAATGGACCGAACACAAGCGAAAAAAGACGGTCCACAATAAGCAAACGCCGCCTAACATTGTATCGGCAGCGCGCCGGAAACACAAGTAAATTGTTCCAGCTTGATAAAAATATCGAAACATTGTATAATCAAATCAATTAATATATGGAGGGCTTGAAAATGAAAATCACCGACGGAAAGAAAACAGTTGAAATCAATATGCTTATATGGACCGGATCCGGATACACGCCGGACTTTAGCACGGACTTTTTCGACGCCGGCGGATTGCCTCATAACGATGAGGCGGACGTTTACACGGTTCCAGACGTCTACTATTGTATCGATCAAGCGCTTGATTGGCGCGATTCTAGGGGCGATTTTTCCGGAGACAATCCGAACGAAAATAACACGGTTTTTGTAACTGAAATCTAACACAGCGGATCCCTTGCGAGTCAAAAAACAGGCTCGCAAGGGTTTTTTCTTTTCCATCGTCTATTCAATGTCCAGTTTGGAAAAAGTCCGATTATATTGCATTCTATCGCGCCATGATAGCAATTTTTCCGACTGGATACAATTAAAATGGTTCTGTCGCGCCGTATTTTAACTTGTGCGCCTTTTTTATATTCTACCCATTAAAATATATACCTAAATAAAAACCCGCTAAAATCGCATTTTATCGAGTCGCTGCTGGTTGCTTTATCGATTTATTGCGCTAAAGTGTCCAGTCCACGTCCGCCAGGAACTCAGCAGGGCAGGGGACTTCATCGCTTTACTGTCCTGAAGTGTCCGCATCTGCTTCAGTGCGCTAAAGTATGAAATCGCCCAAATTTGGCCAAAAATCCGCCTTGATCCAGCCGCTCAGTCTCTGGTAGCCTCCACCGGACCTTCCCGGAGCGCCCCAGAACCGGCCCCGATCCACTGGGCGCCACCCTGATGTGAACCGGACCCGGCCAGGCACCGCCCCGAAGCGGCAAAGGGAGCGACCGGCGCAGGATAGTTGGTTCCTGTCGGTCGCTCCTTGTGTCGATTGCCTCAACTCAAACCCAGTTCCCCATCTGTACCCTCGGATTTGAACGAGGCCCTCTGATATTATTTAGATATAGAAATAAATTAAATAACTGGGGACAAGGGTACATTAATCCGCATCGACGATGTTCAGGTACTCCTCCAGCTGTTCCGGAGTCTTCTCCGCTTCGGTTGGAGCCGGTCCCAGGGTCACCTCTGTCTGATCTCTCATGCCATAATAGTTTTTGGCTCTAAAGATGTACGGCACCGGTTGCATCTTGTTTGTGATGGCCATCTCCGCGTCAAATGCAGCCAGCATCTCATAGACCTGATTGATCAGATCCGTTCTGGCCTCGGAGCAGTACCGGCCATTCTTCCAGTAGTTCAGCATGGTCCGCGTGACGCCCAGGGACAATGCGTAGGATTCCACAGTCGGTCTTTGACATTGCTCCATACAGGTAGTGAAGTACTGTTCGGTCCGTTCCGCCACCTCTTCGTCCGTCTTGCACTTGGGTTGTTTGTACCATCTCATGACGGCACCGAGCGCTTGTTGAATGTCTTGTGGCTTTTCTGTCTTTGACAGCTGTGGAAAGTTTCCGTTCCCGCCTTGACCTTTACGTCTCGGTTTATTTGTTTCGACATATTCCCGGCCTAGTTCATCCACCTCATGTTCAGCGTTTACTTTCCGTTTCGTGGTGGAGCGTTTCGATTTGGCTGCATCCGAAGAGGCTTTGGTTTGTTTCTTTCCAGAATCGTTTGGCACTAGATCACCTCCTCTCCGATAACATTTAGAATCCTAAACAATATCACTTCTTACCAGTGACCTTCCTGTTGTGACCGGAGTTCTTCTTCTCATACTCCTTGTCCTTGTCCGGATTCTGTTTGCGCCAGGCACGTTTCTTTTCGCGCCAGTACCGCTTCATATCCTCTGTTACTTTCTCTGCCATGATTCATTTCTCCTTTCATATTTCACACGACCGAAGCGGTCATGCGGTTTACGTTGTTGCACAGACCGTCTTTGACAAGCACCGATGCGGACCAGCACAGGCTCACTCGGAGAGGTGTCCATCGGTTTTGGATTCCTCCGCGCCGGCATACTTTGCCAGGATTTGATTGATCCGTTTCGCTCTAAGCTGCTTGGCCTGATACTTTGCGACTTCAAACTGCTTGAGGCGTTTCCCTTCGTCCACGGTCACTTCGTTGCGCTTCACCTTCATGTATATTTCATATAGCCGCCAGTAGAGCAGTTCATCCTGATCAGACAGACCGTCACCGGGCTTGGCTCCCTGATAAGCGCACCGGCTCAGTTCGTCAACGTCCATTCTGTTTCTGGATCAGGCGCTTCAGATACCACTCCGCTTTTCGCAGGTCCTCCACGCCGCCCTTCTGTTTCCATCGCCACACATACCGTATGATGTGGCCGGTCAGAACCGCCTCGACTCCGTCCAGACCCGTGACGGCAGACTCTATGGCGTCGATACATTCGACTGAGCCGGTCGTATAGTGCTTGGGGTGATCTACCATATCCGATGTGGTTCGGTCCCTGTAATGGCATTCTG